AAAGGACGATCGATTTGTATGAAAATATGATTACAGATTATTGAATAAAAGTGTGGACAACGACACGGAGATCTGTAGAATACGAACCATAAAGCCAACAATTAAGGGAACCAACATGAAAATAGAATTAGAATTTACTGAGCAAGAAATTGAGTATATCTCGACTGGTCGCTGCCCAGATTTTTTGTCTGAGCAAATTCATCGATTCGAGGTGATAGGTGTCAGCGATGGGTCTCTAAAACCAGACAATCTTCATTTCCAGGCGATCGACAAATTCCTAAGCGAACACGATGGCCAAGCCAGTCTGTGTTTTGTCGGTGACCAATTTTTGGCGGCGAAGATTTATGCAGACTGGTGGAGCGAGAAGCTCAGCAAAAAATGTCACTTATTATGGGATGCGGTAGACGAGGAGTTTGTGGTCTGGGTTCCCAAATCATTCGAGGATTGGGCTGCTTGAAAGCCCACCTCACATTTCATGGCCAGGAGGAGCCGATCGAGATCGAAGCCGGTTCCTACTCTGGCCTCTTGAAACAGTTTGTTAAAACCCTTAAAGCCAATAATTTTGACGAGGATCAACTGGTTCACGCAAGAGTGGACCTAGTATCGATCAATGACAAAAATAAGTGAGGACCAGATACTCGACTTACTCCAGCTCGATACTGAGGATCGAAAAGAACTCGCCATCGTTTTGATCTTTTCTCTGCTCGATGATCTGAGCACTGCCCAAGTGCTTGAAATAGCTGAGATTCTAGACCGAAAATAATTTCATCTTTTTTGTCTACAGGTGTATACAACGACACGGTAATGTGTATAATAACACTCGTAAGCAAAAAGACTTACACAAAGCCAACAAAAATAAGGGAAAAAATATGAGTGCATTTCTAGTTAACGCGAACCACATCGCTGAGATAGTGAAGTTCGCAGAAAACAATAGGTTCAACCACGCCTACAACTGTGCGACACAAACTCCGATCGATACCGATCCCAAGAAATTGGTCGCACTCTTAGCCCAGGCAAACATCGATAGTTTGGTCGCTAGGTACGGCGAAGATCCAAAAGACTTCGATGGGTTTATCGAGGAGTGCTTGGCAAATCTCAAGTGGAGCACGGATGGTGCTAGTCAAAGCTTGATCAGTGGCGTTGGTGTCTGTCAGCTCGGGGCCGACGATATTTTCAACATGATCAATTGCTGGAACTACCAGTCTTGCGAGGTCGATAACTGGTTCGAGACCGATGCATACTGGGTCCATGTTTACCTGAAAGACCTAGCCTCCAGGAAACTCGCAGAGAACGCTAACGTCAAGTGGGAGTACTACGCAAAGAAGGAGGTGGCGTAATGGACAACTATCTAGCAGTTGGGATCGCGGAAGGGTTCGAGGAAGCAGACAGTGAGGACCAGGTCATAGAGGCTTGGCAGCACTTAGTCGATACGGGACTGGCCTGGACCCTGCAAGGTTCTTTCGGCAGGACCGCACAAGCCTTGATCGATCAGGGCATCATAAATCCTGCCGGCTCGTAGAATCCATCCTCAAAAGGATCAAAAGGGAGAGTAATAGCTCTCCTTTTTTTTGCCAAAAGTGTATACAACGACACGGAAATAGTAGTATAATTGTCTCGCCAACAAAGTAAGGAGTAAACAAATGGCAAAGCCTAGAGTAGAAATCTACACCAGCGGATGGATAAGTGTAGATGGCAATCCAACTGGATTCAACGTAGTGCAGAGACCCTGGGGAACCAGGCTGTTCCGAGATAACGGCAAGACCGCGAAACCACGTTACACCGAGGTTGATCTACCGCAAGAGCGTTATAGCCTAGCTAGCGAGAATCCAGCTTGTGGTTTCGGTCGATCTGATTTTGAGGATGATTTCCTCAACATCATCCAGGAGGTGGCGTAATGAGTTCAGTAGAAGTTTACGACCTGGTTTGCATCGAGGGCGAAGCGGAGGGCGACAAAGTCAGAATCGATCAGGAGCAGCTTGCTCCGGTCGCTAGGTTCTTAAGGGCGTCTTTGGAATGGTTGATCGCTAGCGCAAGCGGTAGTGTCAACTACACACCGCACCAGCCGGTTTTTGTAGAACACATCGAATCTGCATCGGCTCTAATCGACGCTGGGATCTTCCAGAACAAATATCAAGCCAGGAGCACTTGGGTGCTGCGTGATCCAGAGGAGTAATTTAGAGTGTCTAATTTAATCAGAATCCCAAAGGCTTTCTACGACGATTGCGTAATTTGTGAATGCCAAGTTGTCCCGATAGAAAGGGAAACCAAAGCGCATTATTGGATTGATGTAAGCAAGGACTCGGACGGGCTAAAAGAACTGATCTCCAGGGCCGACTATTACGCGGATCTAGAAGTGTCAGCTATATACTCGGAGTATGCTGGAGTCGTAAAAAGCGCCAAGGCTACGCTCAAAGCACTAGAAAATATTTCTTTGCCGGCGTAAATCCTTTACTCAAAAGGATCAAAAGGGGCTCTCGCCCCTTTTTTTTCGCTCACTCATACGATGGACGTATTCCATGTATGGCTCCCCGTACTTGTCTTCCCACCATTGCTGCCAGCTCTTCTTGCTAATCGGCGTCCTGCGCTCCCGCTTGTGATAAACGTCCCTGGCTGAATAGTATTTTATCTCAGCAGCCCAACGAGCCTCACGATCGTTATCGTAGGTCACTGAGCTTGAACTCGACTTCGCTCTCCAACCCAAAAGGTCTGAAGTCATCCTCCTGTTGGCAACGCAGGAGCTGAGCCATCGCTTGCTCGTTGCGACTGTCGCCGTAAGCGATCGCCTCATCGTCCAGGGTATACACCGCATAAGGATATGGGTGCGCTTTCTCCTGAGCCAGGAAGTAGAACTTTTCTGTCGGTAAGCCAGCAGCTCGGCAAGCTTGGATATAGTACGAGGCTTGCTGGTGATACCGGAAGTTATTGATCGCCGCCAGGAAGCCACGAGGCGATGCGTCACGGCATGTTTTGAGATCCCATATGTCCGTGCCAGTGTGCCAGTCCAGTTTGGCTTTGCACGGCTGACCGCACCAGTAAAAACAAATAGTAAGCTCAACACTGTGCTCGGGCTTGGGTACAAACTCCTCAACTACTGCTCGACGGTCCATACAGGTATCGTATAGATCCTGCTTACATGGCGTCTTATTACCCAGCCCCTCAAGCCAATCGGCGTATTCCTCTTTGCCGGCCTTGGTCCTACGATCGACTATTGGTTCAATTGCGAACTCATCCAGGAACTTCTCGTGCTCCAGGAACACAGTGTGTTGGACTCGGCCTTCCATCAATGCCGGCGACTCCTTATGCTCCTGATACTTCCAAGTAAAAGGACACCTAACTATATCTGTTAGGTCATGAGATCGAATCGCGGGTATTGAGTCATAGGTCGGATAGTCCAGGTTTTCATAGACCCCTTCTTTAAAATCCAAAGTAGCTGCCCCCTACAAAACCAATCACGAGCCCTAGTACCAAGGCAGACAGAACTGCCCAGCCCGTATAAATAGGTAGCCATACATATCTATTCATGAATGCGTGGATCCTTTCCCCGAGCAAACGACGTATACCATGTAGCCTTAGCCAGGTCTTGATCTTTTGTGTTTCCATCTTTCTTCCCAGCTCTCCAGTGATACTTGAAACTGGCTATCTCACAGTAGGTGTTTACTGCTTCTCTACCAAAAGCCGCGACCATTGCGTCGATGCACTCAATCCCATTGTCAGATTTGTAATGAGATGGTGAGTTGACGGGATCGGACTTCTTAGGTCTTCCGCGCTTTGCCATGTTATCTCCTCAAAAAAAATGCGGTCATTAGCTGGTCCTGGACCGCGCAGGAGTGCCAACTTAGCGTAAGGGTTGCCAACCAGCCTTAACCCGAGTGTACCTAAAAAGGGATGTCATCCTCAAAGTCATCGTCATCATCATCGGATGAATCAGAGCCAGGGGCTGGTGGTGTTGGGCCGTCTACCTTTTTGGCTGCTTGCATTTCAAAGCAAGGATCCATTTTCCCGTCATCAGAACCCACTATGGATTCCTTTTGAAACCAGAGTAGTTCCTCAAAATAGTCACACATTAATTTGGATTGAGCGTCTGACTCACCCGTAAATTCTCTGATGTAATCTTTCAAAACAAAAACTTTAAGTTCGTTTACGGTTGGTATTCTTTTTGGCCCACCCTTGCTAGTGATCACGCCTTCTATCTTTGGCTTACCACCCGAGCTGAAACCTATATTAAGTTGACAACTGACTCCGAGAACTTTCTCTATATCAAACCCTGCTAGTTCTTCTGGCGTGAATGGTTTGCCTCGCCACTTCTCACAATCTTTCTTCAACCTGGCGTTATCACCGGCAAAAGTCCTGGTGTAAGTGTGTGTGATCGTGGCCGGCTTATCGTTAGCATCCCTAATTTCTGGGATCTCCCAGAAAATCGCGATGGTCTCTCTCTTCTTGGGCTCTTCATCCATATAAGAATGCATGTTGGTTCCAAGCTCTGCTATCATGTAAGCCACGGCATCGTAGACGCCTGGTTGTATACTTGGTCTCGATTCGCCGCTTCCATTGTCATCAATCATTGTTGGCATTTTACTTGTCCTGTTTATAAAAAGTGCTGTAATCTTACACACTGTTCCAACATTTTGTAAACGACCAAATGCCAACATATGTAAAGGGTGACCAACCAAAAGATCAAACCAAGCCGATGCAAGCTCAAATCGAGAGCGAGTTTCAAGATTTCTTACTAACACAAAACATAGAGTTTACGGGCGCCGGCTTCATAGCCGACGATCAGTATCACCACGCCAGGTTCATCGGCGACAAGTCGAGGAAGCAGAACGCCTGGTATGTGTTTTTCTGGAACGATGGCCGCGCTTATGGAATGTGTGGCGACTATCGAGTAGACCAGAGTAAACCCACGGCGACCTGGAAAGCCGGTAAGGGTGAGACCAAGTTTACGAAAGCAGACAGAGAAAGAATCAAACATCTCAATGAGCTGGCTGCACAAAGACAGGAGCTGGTCTACGAAGAGACTGCGAAGAAAGCCAAAGAGCTATGGGAGAGCTTCGCACTCTGCGACTCGCACCCCTACCTTACTGCAAAGGGTGTAGGTAGCTACGGGCTACGGGTCACACAATCAGAACGCTTAGCGATCCCAGTGCTAGGCAGTAAGAATCAAATCGTCGGACTTCAATACATATCCAGCAGTCAGGATGAGGACGGTCGCTGGGTCAAAAAGTTTTTGACTGGCACTAGAAAGAAGGGCTCGTTCTTTGCGATCGGAGTCGAAGACATTAGAACGGCGCCGGTCATCAACTACGCGGAAGGTTACGCCACGGCCGCAAGTTATTACGAGCAGCACAAAGAGCCAACCTTTATTACATGGGACGCCGGCAACATTAAAGAAGTGGTCAAGGTTATAGGTGGTTACTTTCCGCAAGCACAACATGTAATCGTAGCTGACAACGACGAGAGTGGCGTAGGCCAAGAGAAAGCCGAAGCCGCTCACAAAGAATTACAGCTCATGGGCGTAGAAGCTAAAGTCATTATGCCGGTAGAGACTGGTGATTATAATGACGCGGTCAAAGAGGGTGAGCTTGTGACGCCTACCAAAGAGATTACGGTACCCACGGCTTTTGACTTTAACAAGAACTCAAGCGGCCGACCCTTGAATACAAAAGATAACGTGAAGGGCGTTCTTATCGTCAACGACATCAGTGTGGTTTACAACGTCATTAAAAAGCGAATGGAGATCAGTGTTCCCAATACAGAGTTCATCGCTGACCTCAAGGAAGAGGCAGCACTGATCGAGATCGAGGACCGGTGCATACAGATCGGCGTCCCTCATCAAAAGGTCAGAGACTACCTCAAGCTCCTAGCGAAGGAATACAACCCAGTCAAAGAGTGGATAGGCAGCAGAGCGTGGGATGGTAAGCCTAGACTGCAAGCTTTCCTCGATAGCGTGACCAGCAGCAACACACAACTAAAAGAGCTGCTCATGACTAAGTGGTTAATATCTTGCGTAGCAGCGGCATGCGAACCAGAAGGCGTGGCGCTAGAGGGCATCCTGGTCATACAGGGAGCCCA